ATTGGACATGCACATCGGAGTGGACGCGCTGATGTTTGAACACAGTGTGTATAATAAGGTTTTTGCCTCACGGAAGTTGAAGCGATTACTTAAATGGCAACTTTACAACCGTGGTCGGGCCTACTTCAAGGACGGCTGTGTATCGTTCAAGATGAATGGCACGAGGTCGTCGGGCGACATTAACACGTCAATGGGCAATGTCATCATTGTCTGTTACGTGATTTGGGTTGCCATACGAGAGCTTGGCCTTGAAGTTGAGGTGATCAATAACGGTGATGATTTTGGGATGATTTTTGAGCGCGGTGAGCTTGACAGGGTGGTCAACCACTTACCGGCTTGTTTTAGGAAACATGGGTTCGTCTTGGTGATGGAAACCCCCGTATTTGAAGTTGAACAGATTGAATTCTGTCAAACTAAGCCGGTATTTGACGGTGAGGTTTGGCGGATGTGTAGATTGCCGCAGACTGTTATGAAGAAAGATACAATCTGCACTGTGCCAATCCCTAATGCCATGATGTGGCGTAAGTGGTTGGGTGCAGTTGGGGATTGTGGTTACTTTTTAACCCAAGGGTTGCCAGTTCTAGCGAGGTTCTATGCAATGTATCAACGGGCGGGGGCGGCTTACACGGATGCAGAGATGCAACGGTTCTTTAAGAACACTTCTGTGTTCCAGTCACTTCACGAATTGCCAACCTTCAGTACCCCTGTCACTCATGAAGCACGAGTTAGCTTTCACAAGGCCTTTGGCATCCTCCCGGATGATCAGGTTGACTTGGAGCGATACTTCGATTCGGTGACGATCACGGACTCATTTGAAGAGTTAAGTGGGGTTATCCGGGAGAATAATCTTGTTTTCCCGGACGTGATTATAAATGAAGTATGGTAACTATTGTGGTCCCTACTGGTCTGACGGTGCGTGGCAGACTAGTGTCGTAGGGACTCGCGAACCCATTGATGAGTTTGATAATACTTGTCGGTTGCATGACGCACAATATGCAATCGGTGGGGATTTGAAGGAAGCAG